TTTGCTGGACTGATGATGAGTTCCGCAACTCTGATGGTAAAATTGAAAAGAAAGCAGAATATGGTCCTCAATACTATTCTGAGCGTGGTGAAGATTGTCCTCCTCGTTATGATAATAACATTGAAGAGTATCTGTCTGACAGTGAAGAGTTCTCCTATGTTTTCACAAGTGCTGGATGGGTATGTTATGATATGAATCAGTTCAGTGATAAAGAACCCGAAATCACTGAAATCCCCTCTGGAGCACTTGCAGTATGAAAAACGAACTTGAAGCACAACAAATCGCCCAAGAGTTCTGGGCGATGGTTGAACGTGAAGCAGCAGAACTTGAGGTTACTGTTGACTACTACCTTGAAGAATTTTTCTGTTCGTGATAGAATCAATGAGTAATTCAATGGAGTCAATGACTAAGTTTTTCTACATTGTGGACCACTATGTTCCATTTCCATCTAGTGAATATGGTGGTATTTGGAATGTGATTGCGGAGGACGATGATGAGTGTTTTGATCTCATCA